GAGTAACCAAACTGTCCTGCTCCATATAAACCTCCAGATGGGTCAGCATCTTTAGTCATTTTTGTTGAAGCTGCAGTAACGTTACCGTACATATTATCTCCATCAGTTCTTCCATTTCTAGTGTCTCCATATTTGAAGTCTAGATAGAATACAAGACCTGAAGGAAGATTCATTGGTTGTACAGAAACAAAGTCCTGTGCAGAAATTTGTGCAAATACTTTTCTTACTAAAGGTAGTGCAACACCTGCCCACTGCTCACCTTGACCAGCAGTAAAAGTACCACCAGTTCCAGTAGTGTTAGCTTCAGCTACGATTTGCTTAGCTTGGTTTTCAAGGATCATAGCCATGTGACCTGACTGTCTTTCCTCTAAACCTTCTAATAAACCAGAAGCAGCCCACTTTTCAGCCAGCTTGTTAGCATCAGCTTGCATACTCTTGTAAGAGTTATTTGAACTTTCTAATAAATTTTGAATTTCCATGATTTAATTATAAGTATAAAATTATTTAATAATTCCAGCTAATTTTTGCATTCTTTGAACAGCAGAAGATACTTCGCTAATTACTTCAGGTTTCTTAGCTGTAACACCTGTAGCTTTACTAGCTGATCCTTTGTGTTCTTTGATTGTAGTCTCTTTTTTAGTACCTACGTTATCAGCAACAGTTTCGTAAACTAATTTTACTTCTTTTACTGTTTCTGCTTTATCAAAAGCAGCGATAACGTTTACTTTTTGAGACTCGCTAAGGTTATTAGCTTTAAAGATCTTATTGACGTAAAGTAATTTAGCATTTAAAATGTTTACTTCGTTAAGCTCTTTTTGAAGAGTTTCGATAGTTTCTAAAGCTTGGTCTAATTCAGACTTTTCTTCTGTTGCTTCTGCTTCTTCTTTAAGATCAGCTACTCTATTAATATTGTAGTCTTTTCCATCTGATTCAGCATTAACTTCATTAGAAGTGTCTTCTTCTAAAGCTTCTTCTTCCATCTTATCTTCTTTGTCCTTTTTACCTTCCTCAACTTCAGTTTCACTTAAAGTATCTAGTTCTTTAATTAACTCGTCAAGGTCGATTTCCTCCTCCCCTTCTTCAGGAGCGTCAATTGCAGGTACATCGTCGATAGGAGCTTCATCGCCCATTCCTTCAATATCACCAGCATCCATATCGTCAGCAGGAGCGTCTCCGCCTACCTCTTGAGCGATAATGTCTTTGATCATATCTTTGAATTGGTCAACTGATAATTTGCTAATATCTTCGTCACCGTCAATTTCTTCTTCTTCAGAATGGTCGTCGTGGTCAGCTTCGTCTTCAGATTCTTCTGAATCACCCTCAGCTTCGTCGTGGTCTTCTTCAGCAGTTACTTCTACTTCTTCTAACTCTTCAGATACTTCCTCTTTTGCTTCTTCTTCGATAGCTTCGTCCATGTCTTTGTCCTTTTTAGGAGCTTCATCCATGTCTTCTTCTTTCTTAGGAGCTTCTTCTAGAGTTTCTTCTTTTTCCTCTTTTACTTCTTCAGATTCGTTTACTACTTCTTCTTCAACTTCTGGTGTTTCCATTTCTTGAAGTTTAGCAGCTAACATATCTTTTAGATGAGGAGTTAAAGTCTCTTCTAAAGCTTCTTTAGCGTTAGCAATAGCGGCTTCTCTTACAGATTTAGCTTCAGCAATAGCTTGCTTGAATAAATCTTTGTTTGCCATTTTTAAAAAAAAATTTTGGGGTTTCTACGATTATTTAGAATCGTAATAGAAAATTATGTTTTTGTTAATGAGTTACTTGAACTTCATATTCGCC